GTTCACGATCGGCGGCACCACGGCCACGAACCGCTCGCCCACCTTGGCCGTCCGCGGCACGGTCAGCGTGGTCACCAGGCTCGGGGAGCCGAACGCCACATCCTCGTCGCTCTGCAGGTTGAAGGTGTAGGTCTCGTCGCCGGTGGTGGCGTCCGGGGCCACCAGCACCACAACCTCCCAATAGACTGGCTGGCCGGGGCCGATGTCGCGGCCCGGCACGCCGGCTACGCCCAGGTCGATGCTGTCGGTCAGGGCGGCATCGGCCGTCAGAGCCTGGCTGGCGGTGAAGGTGAGGCGCTTGTCGAGGATCATGTGAGTGTCCTTTGGTCAGGGGGTCGTGGCTTTAGGCCACGACCGCTTCGGCGTTGATGAGGGCGTCGGTGCGCCGCACCGGGATGTCGTCGAAGGTCATGACGCGCTTGCCGGACACGGTCTCCCACGACAGGTTGCTGGCCACGCGCTCCAGGATGCCCAGCCGCAGCTTCTCGCGGATGGTGCGGTTGACGTAGAACGCCGCGCGGCCCTTGCCGAAGCTCGGGATGCGCTCGGCCGCCATGACCATCCAGTTGATGAGGTTCTTGGTGTTGGCGATGGTGTTCAGGTCCGACACGTCGATGTTGGCGATGCGCACGAAGTAGCGCCAGTCGCGAATGCTCAGGCCCATGTCCCACCGGTAGTGGGTGCGGTAGGCTTCCATGCGCCCGCCAGCCCCGTCCACGTTCTCGACCGTTATCTGGCCCTTGTCTTCCATCTTCAGGCCCGCCTGCGAGCCCTTCGGGTAGATGCCGTGGCCGGTGTTCGGCCCCCACACACACAGCCAGATGGACGTGTTGTCCGCACCCACGCCGGCCGCGTTGATGATGTTGTCCGCGTTCTGGGCCGACAGCGAGTTGAAGCGCGGGGTCAGGCCGGTGAACGCCTCCGGGGTGACGCCTTCGTTGCCGTAGAACAGCGTGGTCGCCATCTTCTGGGACATGCCCTCGATGTGCGCACTGTCCTCGGACAGCCGGAACGCCGCCTCGTTGCCGTTCAGGTCGGCCAGCGCTTTGTCGATCTCGGCGTAGGCTTCCAGCATGCCGCAGTTGTCGGTGATCTGCGCGGTCGTGCTGCGGCCCGGCTGAACGCCGCCGTACATGCGCCGGAAGGTCGCCTCGGGCAGCCCGGTGCGCACCGTGGTGCGGTGGCCGGTGGGCAGGTTGCCCTCCATCACGGTAAGGTCGGTCAGGACTTCGTTCGTGGACTCAAGCAGTTCCACGATCGTGTCGATCTTGCCGTCCGGGTCCAGACGCTTCGCAACGTCGGCCATGGTCGGGTTGGAAACGGGGAGCAGTGCCATTGTTTATTCCTTCAGTTCATCGAGGGGAAAAGGGTCTGCGCAGCGTTGCGGGTCGGTGCGGCGCCGGACGATCCCTGCACCAACACGTCCTCGCTGATAGCCCGCCCAGCGTTCACGAAAAACTTCACCACCGCCGGGTGGTTGCCCAGCCCGTACACATCCAGCACTTCAACAAGCTCCGGGGTGCCAAAGGCGTCGCGCGCTTTGTGCGCGGTCGCCAAGCTGGCGTTCAGTTTGTCGCCCCCGATCTCGGGGTCGGCCTTCACGGCCTCGGTCCAGGCAGCAACCTCGGCGGCATGCGCCTCGTACTGCGCTTGCACCTGGCCGGCGTACAGGTCCAGGAAGCCCTGCACCGCTTCCGGCGCCAGGGACGATTTGGCCGCGAACTCCTTGAGGGCAGCCAAGCCGGCCTCGTCGATCGGCAGCCCATCAGCCAGCTCGACCTTCAGGTCGGCGTACGCCGCCAGCGGGTCGGCCGGGGGCTCGTCGGTCTTGGCTCCCGCCTCGGCCGGGGGCGCTGCAGAGACAACGGCTTCAGTTTGCGTTGTCTCGCCCCCGGCCGTTGCGGGCTCGGCAGTCGCCGGTACGGCGGTATCAACAACTTCGTCAGTCACGTTTCAATCCTGTTTTCCGAAATCATGGCCGCATAGCTGTGCGGCATGTGGTTGACGATCAGCGCCAACAGCTCAAGTCCAACCGACCGGCGCCCTTCTCGGAACGCTGTCTCGTAGGGGTTGCCGGTGTGCGACATGCGAAACACGCCTGCGCTTTCCAGCACCCTCCACGCCACCCGTCGGCCCGGCGCGGTGCCCATCAAGAACACCACCGCGTCCAAATCAAGGGCCTGTGACGCCGTCAGTTCTTGATACTCGGCCTCGTCGTCTTCCAGGGCGTGCATAGTTTCTCGCTGTTTTTTGCTTTATGTGAACGGGGCTGCTACTGCCCCATGGCCGCTTGCACGGCGGCCAGCGATTTTTGCGCCTGCGCGGGGTCGGTCTCGCCCAGCGTCTTGGCAGTCTCGGCCACCATCGGCATGGCTGCTGCCTGTTGGGCGGCAGCTTCTGCCTGCTGCCGTTGCTCGCGCAGTGCGGCGGTATCCTCGTCGGATCGAATGACCTTCGGGCTGATGGCGTACATGCTCCCGTACTCGTCTACCACCTGGTCGAAGTCCACCTTGTCCAGCACGCTCGGGTCCAGCGCCGCCAGGTTGGCTGTCACCTGCAGCAGCTTGTCAAGCGACCTGGAGCCGACGGCCTTCTGGGCCTGGGCCAGGATAGAGATGTACTCGACCTCCAGCTCGACGCCCTCAAGCTCCGGCGGGGGCGGGGGCACGATCTTGGCCCGCACCATGGAGTCGAACGTGATGTCGATCAGTGGCGACAGCAGCTCGTTGTGTACGCGCTCCAGCACCGGGCCAAGCTGCAGCAGCTTTTCCTCATGTCGTTCGGCAATCTCGGTAGCCGTGATGTTGCTCCGCGTGTCGGACGCGATCATCAGGAACAAGTCTTTGAAGAACGCGGAGTCGATGCGGTCCCGCACGTCCTTGATGTCCGCCAGCAAGAAGTCCAGTCGCAGGTTGGCTTCGTACGCCGAGCGGATGCCGCCCTGGTCCGCGGTCGAGTCGACGAACATCAACCCGCCCGGCAGGCGCGAGGACAGGGCCGACTTGTAGGACAGCGGCACCTGCAGCGGAGGGTCTACCGAGTAGTCGATGGCCTGGCCCTTGCGCAGCTGCTGGTGCTGCAGCTGCTTCACGTCGCCCAGGGCGTCCATGCCAGGGGACTCTCCGTACACGTCGTTGCCGCGCACCACCCAGCGCGGGGCCAGGACGCGGAAACTGTTGTAGCCGCCCTCGCGCAGGTTCGTGCCCGGCTTGCCGGCGTCGTTGCGCCCCGGCTCGAAGTACACGGAGCAGTACGGCATGTTGCCGCTGTCCAGCTTGCGCACATCGCGGTGCTCGCGCCGGTGTACCATGTGGACTACTTCTACCGCCGCCAGCAGGTTGCCGTTGTCGTACAGGTTCTTGACCGTGGGGGACACCTTGTCGATGCCGAACTTGCGCACCGTCTGGTCCACGGTCATCTCGAACTCGCGGATCAGCCCGTCGACGTTGCTGTTGTCGTCGGTGTTGAGGCAGTATTCGCCCACCATGAGCTGATTGTGGTGGATGACATTCTCGAAGTTGTCTTCGACGAAGCTGACGCCCGTGCCGAAGATGCCCAGCTCCTCGTACAGGCCGTGCAGGGTGCGGTACGTGTTGCTGGCCGCAAAGATGCGGCGCATGATCGTCTCGACATCGTCCAGCCACATGCGCACCGGGCCTTCCTCGGACAGCGCCTTGTCAGGCGCCCCCAAGCGGAACCACGGGCGCGAAGGCGACGTGACGCCCGACATCAGGCCGGCTGACAGAGCGCGCACCGCGCGGGTGCCGGTGTTGTCGACGATGTTCTGGTGCTTTTTGTTGCCCTTGTTGCGGTCGCTGGCCGTGAAGCGCGTGGCCCGCGGCTGCAGGAACTGCCCCAGCTCGCGCCAGTGCGTGTCCCAGGAGCTGCGCTCGCGCTTCGCCTCCGCCAGCATGCGCAGGCGGAACTGCCGAAGGTTCTTGGGGTCGGCGTCGTATGCGCCCCCCGTGACGATGGGCATGGGGCGCTACTGCCCCCCACCCAGAAGCGAGGCGCCGCCGGTGATGATGCCGCGGTTGGCGCCAGCTGACAGGAACGACGGGGTGGCGGCTCCCGGCCCGCGGCGCCTGCGCCGGTTGGCCAGGGCCGCGTCGGCGTTGGCCTGCGTCTGCTCCTGCAGGTACTGCGTGGGGTCTTGGGCAGCTTGGGCCTGGGCCTGGACTGGCGCTTGCTCGGCGCCTTGCTGCTTCGGCACCTTCGGCTGGGACAGCGCGCTCCCCAGGCCCGCGCCTATGGCTGCTCCGGCCGGGCCGCCGACGGCGAAGCCTACGATTGCTGGGGCCGCTTTCTTGAGAAGCTTGCCAGCGCTCTTGAACAGTTTCTTGGGGGATTTGCACATGTCAGTGTCCTACAGCCGCCTGGCCCAGTGCCGCTGCGCGCACCCACGTCAGCACCAACCGAAGCCTGGCCTTGGTGTCTTCCGGCAATGCCGACTGCGTCTGCACGACCAGGGCCACGGTGCCAATCAGCTCGGTCAGTACTGCGCGCTCGGTCGGCTTGAGCGTTGCCTCGGCGATGCGCGAGTTCAGCGCCGGCACCAGGATGTCCAGGGCGATCGACTGCCCGGCGTCGATGTCCGCAATCAGCTGGTCGGCTTCGTCGGCCACGCGCTGCGCCCGCGCCGGGTCGCCCTGCACCGCGGCCACGGTGGCCAGGCGCACGGCGATCATCGGCGCCAGCGAGTCATTCTGCGGGCTTGTCGCGCACCCGGACAGGGCGATACACGCCAGGCCAAGAGATGCGGCAATCCACACGCCCATACAAGCCCTGCACAGCGAGAACATCATTGCCCTTCTCCGTCGTGTGTATGGCCAGGATCGGCCCCCCGCTTGGGCGGCAGTCCTCGATCCGGACTGGTGATGACCTTGTACACCCCGTAGCCGCCGAACCACAGGCCAGCAATGCCGCCAGCCAGATGCTGCAGCGTCTCGTCGCTGATGTTGAGGTCATACCCGTTTGCCCTCAGCAAACTGACGACGGCCATGAGCAGCGCCACCAGCGTCTGCACGGCGATGGCGTAGCCCTTCCATGCAGCGGGGTTGGCCACGGCCTGTCCCTTCCGGAACACGTCGAACGCGGCGCGCGCGGCGCGCGGGACTTCAAACATCGGGGGCTCCGTTTTGTGGCACGCGCACTTTACCGCGCCGGGCCGGGGTCTTGTGTACGGGTCAGGGCTTCCATACTACACCGATTCGGTTGCTCCAGTTCGCGCCTATCCAGACACCCCAGTGCGCGGGGGCAGCGCCTGGCCCAACCACCGTGGCTGACCCGCCGGTTTGCGCGCCGCCCGCGGCTTGGACGGGCCACCCCACGACGAGGGTGGCCACGCCACCGGACTGCGCGCCGCCCGAGGCTTGGACGGGCCACCCCACGACGAGGGTGGCCACGCCACCGGACTGCGCGCCGCCCGAGGCTTGTGCTGCGTGCCCGTAGGCAACGCCGGCCGTATCCCCGGATTGCCCACCGCCGGATGCCTGCACCAC